ATGGACGCTTCGATTGCGCCGGCCTCCCGCGCCGCAGTGGTAACGCCGAATGATAGTGCGATCGTCGGGGCGCGGGCGCTTTATATCGGCACGGCGGGCGATGTGGCGATTGCGCCGCGGCGGGATATGGATCCGGTGATTTTCAGGAGCGTGCCGGCCGGGACGATCCTGCCGGTGCATGCGGCCATCGTGGCGCTGACCGGGACGACGGCGTCCAACATCATCGCGCTGTTCTGAGCTTTCAGAAACAGACCCATGGGCAGACCGACCAAGTTCACCCAGGCGCTGGCCGAGAAGATCTGCGAGCGCATTGCCGATCGGGAAAGCCTGCGGTCGATCTGCCGGGATGAGGATATGCCGGCGAAATCGACGGTGCTCTCCTGGCTCGCCGATGACGGTAAGGCGGCGTTTCGGGCGCGCTATGCGCTGGCGCGCGAGATCCTCGCCGACGGCTTCGTCGACGAGCTGGTCGAGATTGCCGACGACCGCAGCAACGACTGGATCGAAAAGAAGAATGCTAGTGGCGAAACCACCGGCTGGCAGGAGAACGGCGAGGCGATCCGGCGCTCGCAGCTGCGCATCGCCACCCGCCAATGGGTTGCCGAGAAGCTCAAGCCGAAGAAATACGGCGCCAAGGCCGAGCCCGAACAGGGCGTGACCGGCGAAGTCTCGCAATTGCTGGAAGATATCAATGGCAAAACCCGCGGACTTCCAAACGGCGGTTGACCAGTTTTCCGACTGGCGCTGGCGGCTGAACAATCTTTACTGGATCACCGACAAAGCGGGCCGGCGCGTCAGGTTCGAGATGAACGTGATGCAGACGACCTTCTTCGAGCAGATGCATTATCTGAACGTGCTTTTGAAGGCCCGCCAGCTCGGGCTGACGACCTTCATCCAGATCTTCATGCTCGATGCCTGCGTCTTCAACCGGGATATCAGGGCGGGCACCATCGCCCATACGCTGGGCGACGTGCAGACGATCTTTCGGGACAAGATCAAATATCCCTATGACAATCTGCCCGAAGGCATTCGCAACGCCGTGCCCGTCGTCAGGGGCAACCAGGCCGAACTGCTGCTCGCCAACAATTCGAGCATCCGTGTCGGCACCTCGCTGCGCTCGGGAACGCTGCAATATCTGCATATTTCCGAATATGGAAAGCTCTGCGCCAAATATCCCGAGAAGGCGAGGGAGGTCCGCACCGGCGCCTTGAACACGGTGCAGGCCGGCCAGCTGGTCTTCGTCGAAAGCACGGCGGAGGGCCAGGAAGGGCATTTCTATTCGCTCTGCGAGGACGGCCAGGTCAAGCAGCGCCAGGCGGCGAAGCTGACCGAACTGGACTTCAAGTTTCATTTCTTCCCCTGGTGGAAGGAGCCGCACTATTCGATCGCGGCCGATGGCGTCATCGTCAGCGATGCTTTCGTCAAATATTTCCGCCAGCTCGGCGAACAGGGGATCACGCTGACCGATGGGCAGAGGGCCTGGTACGTCAAGAAGGCCGAAACCCAGCTCGGCGATATGAAGCGCGAATATCCCTCGACGCCGGCCGAGGCTTTCGAGGCGAGCGTCGAGGGCGCCTATTACGCCGATCAGATGGCGGTCGCCGACGCCGAAGAGCGCATCGGGGTTTTCCCGCATGTCGAAGGTTATCCGGTTCACACCATCTCCGACATCGGCATGGACGATGCCAACAGCGTCTGGCTGTTCCAGGTGCTGCCCGGCCGGGTGCGGATGATCGGCTATTTCGAGCATACCGGCACTGGCATGGACGGCATGCTCGGCGAGCTGGAGCGGCGTGCGCGCGACAATGGTTATATCTACGGCGTCCACAACATGCCGCATGACATCAAGGTCAGGGAATGGACGCGCGGCGGCATGACCCGCATCGAAGTCATGCTGAAAGAGGTCAAGGCGCGTGGTCTCGGCACGGTGCGCAAGGTCGAGCGCGCCTATGTGCACGACCGCATCAACGCCACCCGGCGCATCCTGGCCAAGGTCGAGTTCGACCAGGCCGGCTGCGCCGACGGCATCAAGTGCCTGCGCAATTACCGCAAGGACTGGGACGAGGATCTCGGCGTCTTCCGCGACGAACCGCTGCACAACTGGGCGTCACACGGTGCGGATGCTTTCGGCGGCCTGGCGATCATCTTCACCGGATTGGCGCCCGAACCGCTGAAGTCCGAGCGTAAGTCGCTGCCGACGTTCCAGACGATGACATTCAACGAATTTGCCGATGCCACCCCTAGACATAGCGAGCGTGTTTGATGGAAGACGAGATAACGGCTTCAGAGGACGGGCAGCGCTGGGATCCGGCCAAGGTCGGCGCCCATTGGCAGCAGGAACTCGAGCGCGCCCAGCGCTATTTCAAGTCCTGGCACGACCGCTGCGTCAAGATCGAAAAGATCTATCTCGACCAGCAGTCCGACCAGACGAGTGCCGCCAAGCGCCGCTTTCCGATGCTCTGGGCCAATACCTCGGTGATGCAGCCGGCCGTCTATGCCCGCGTGCCGCAGCCGGTCGTCGAGCGCCGCTTCAAGGATGCCCAGCCGGTGGCGCGCATCGCCTCGGAACTGGTCGAACGCAATCTCGCCTATACCGGCGATGAGGCCGATCTCGATTCGATCATGCGGGCGGTGCGCGACGATTTTCTGCTTTGCGCCCGGGGCACGGTGTGGCTGCGTTACGAGGCCGATTTCGAGCCGCTCGATATGGGCGTCGCCCCCTCGAACCCGGCGGCAGCCCAAAATCTACCCGAGAGTTTGCCAGGTCGGATGGGCGGCGCTCAGCCGGAAGCGATCAGCGACGAGCGTGTCTGCATCGATTATGTCCACTGGTCGGATTTCCTGCATTCGCCGGCGCGGCGCTGGAAGGACGTGACCTGGGTGGCGCGGCGCGTGCCGATGACCGACGAGGAAATGGAAAAGCGCTTCGGCGCCGAGGCCATGGCATCGCGAGCGGCCGAAGGTGCGGCCGGCAATAAGGGCACCAGCCAGGCCGAGCGCCTGGAGAATGAGGGCAAGACCCATGTCTGGGAGATCTGGTGCAAGAGCGAGAATTATACCGTTTGGATTGCCGACGGTTCGCCGGTGGCGCTTGAGGTTTCCGAGCCGCCGCTCGACCTGACGCACTTCTGGCCTTGCCCGCGCCCGGCCTACGGCACGATGTCGACGAGCTCGCTGATCCCGGTTCCCGACTATGTCTATTACCAGCAGCAATGCGACGAGATCGATCTTCTCACAAAGCGCATCAACAAGCTGACCGACCAGCTCCGACTAAAGGTGTTCTATCCCTCCGGCGACGGCGCGATCTCGCCGGCGATCGAGAAGGCGATGCGGCCTGAGAACGACATGGTCATGGTGCCGATCCCGGAATGGGCGGCCTTTACCGACAAGGGCGGCTCGAAGGCGATCGTGACGCTGCCGATCGACGAGGTGCAGAAGGTGATCGTCGCCTGCATGTCGGCCCGCAAGCAACTGATCGAGGATGTATATCAGATCACCGGCATCTCCGACATCGTGCGCGGCGACACGCAGGCATCGGAGACGGCCACAGCCCAGCGCATCAAGAGCCAGTGGGGCTCGATCCGCATTCGCGACCGCCAGGCCGAGCTGGCCCGTTTTGCCCGCGACATCATCCGCCTTGCCGGCGAAATCATCTGCGACCAGTTCCAGCCGGAAACGCTGATGCTCGTCAGCGGCATCCGGCTGCCGACGATGGCTCAGAAGCAGCAGGTCGAGATGCAGATGCAGCAGATGCAGATGGCGGCGCAGCAGGCGGCGATGCGGGCGCAGCAGATGGGGCAACCCGCCCAGTCGTCCCCAGGAATGGCGCCGCCCGAAATGCCGCCGCAGCTGCAGCAGATGATGGGGCAGCCGACGATCGACGAGGTGGTGCAGCTCCTGCGCAATGACAGCATTCGCGGCTTCCAGATCGAGATCGAGACGGATTCGACCATCGAGCCCGACGAGGACGCCGAAAAGCAGCGCCGGATGGAGTTCGTCCAGATGGTCGGCGGCTTCATGCAGCAGGCCGGCGCCATGGCGCAGCAGTCGCCGATGCTGTTGCCTGTCATGGTCGAGACGCTGCTCTTTGCCGCCCGCGGATTCCGGGCCGGGCGTCAGCTCGAAAGCACGCTGGAGCAGGTGGGCGCCCAGCTCTCCCAGGCAGCAAGCGCGCCGAAACCGGAGCCGCAGCCATCGCCCGGCGAGATGCTCAAGCTGAAAACCGCCGAGGTGAAGGCCGGCGCCGAACAGCGCAAGGCCGAACTCAGTGTGGCAGAGGCCGAGATCGAGCATCGCGCCACCGTCGAGCAGGCGCGCGGTGAGATGGCGGCGCAGGCTATGCAGCAAATCCAGGGGCAACAGCTCCAGACGCAGCCGGCCTATCAGTGAACGGGAGCAGAAGCATGAGAGAACGCTATTGCCGTGTCTGCGGCGGCTGGCATCGGCTCGACCAATGGCCGCAGACCTGCCTGCCGGCGCAAAACCCGGCGCAGTCGGATCTGCCGGCGCCGCATTTCGTCAGCGACAGCATCGATATCCAATCGATGCACGACGGCAAGCATTACACCTCGAAAGCCAGGCTGCGTTCGGCCTACCGGGCAGCCGGGGTGGTCGAGATCGGCAATGAAAAGCCGCAGCCGATCGAGCAGCCGAAGACGGATCGCAACGAGATCCGCAACGAATTGCGGCGGGTTTACACCGAGTACAACGCCTGATGCATGGCGCCCGGAAGTGTGCAGCGGTTCCGGGATAACGACATGCATAAAAGCTCTAACGGGCATCAATCCCCGACATAGGAAATTTCCCCATGGATATGGAAGACCTGAACGATGCCGGCAGCGGCAGCGAAGATTTTGGTGCGTTCGACGACAAGTCATTGAGCGATAGGCCCGTCAGCATCCGCGACAGTTTGAAAGCGGCGATCGACACCGTCGAGACCAATGGACCAAGCGATATATCAGCCCAGCCGCGCGATGGCGAAAACGGCCGTTTCCTCGCCAAGGGGCAGGAACAGGCCGGTGCTGCAACGCGGGCAGGGCAGGCGCCGGCGGCAAATGCCGCCCAGCAGCCGGCGCCGCAGAACCGCGGGCAGGGCGGGGAACAGCCGGCCGCCAGCGGCAACCGGGTTCCGCCCGGCTGGTCGGCGGAAGCCAAGGCGCAGTTCAACAGCCTTCCCCATGAAGTGCAGGCGGCGATCGCCAAGCGGGAACAGGAGGTCGATAACGGCTTTCGCGTTCTGCAGGATTACAAGGGGCTCGAGGAATTCACCCCGATCATCCGCCAGGCCGGCATGACCCATGCCGATGTCATGCGCCGGGCGATCGACTGGGAGAAGGCGCTCATCCACGATCCCGTCAACACCGTCGTTCACGTCGCCAGGATGGCCGGGGTCAATCTGCACGCCCTGGTCAACGGTCAGACGGGAGAGATCCTGCAGCGGAATTCGCAGCAGGCACAGCCCCAACGCCAGACCGGCGCCTTCAATGTCGAGGCGACGGTCGAACATGTTTTGCGGAAAAGGGACACCGAAACTCAAGTCGATGCCTTCCTTTCCGACCCGGCAAACGCGCACGCCGAAGATGTGCTCGACGACATGATCGCCCTCGTCAACGCAGGGCGGGCATTTTCGCTCCAGGACGCCTACGACGCCGCATGCTGGATGCGCCCGGACATTCGCCGGCAGTTGATCAGCCAGACTGCTCAGGCCTCCGTCCCACCACTCCAAGCCCAGAGGGCCGCAGCGGCAGATCAAGCCCGCCGCGCCTCGCGATCCATCTCTGGTTCTTCCGCGCCGGGCCCGACCCGCGATGCGGCAAGGGGCCAGCCCACCTCCATCCGCGACTCGCTGCGCGACGCCATGCGTTTTTCGCGCGGCCAAGTCTGATCAAAGGCCAAGTCTGATTAAAGGCCAAGTCTGATTAAAGGAACGATCGATGCCCATCTCGCCCAATCTCTCTGAAATCGTCACCACGACGCTGCGCAACCGCAGCGGCACGGTCGCCGACGACGTGACGAAGAACAACGGTCTTCTCACCCGCCTCAACAGCCGCGGCCGCAAGAAGCCGATCTCCGGCGGCCGCACCATCGTCCAGGAGTTGCAGTACCAAGAAAATTCTACCTTTAAGCGGTATTCCGGCTACGATATCCTGAACGTCCAGCCCTCCGACGTCATCACCGCCGCCGAATACGACCTGAAGCAGGCTGCGGTCGCCGTCTCCATGTCCGGCCTCGAACAGCTGCAGAACTCCGGCGAGGATGCGATCCTCGATCTGCTCGAGCAGCGCATCGAGAATGCCGAAACCACTTTGAAGAACAACATCGCGCTCGACTGCTATTCCGACGGCACGGCCGACGGCGGGCGGCAGATCGGCGGCCTGCAGCTGCTGATCTCGACCTCGCCGACCTCGGGCACCGTCGGCGGCATCTCGCGCGCCACCTGGGGTTTCTGGCGCAACCAGAAATTCTCGGCCTCGGCCGATGGTGGTGCGGCCGCCACCAATGCCAACATCCAGAGCTATATGAACCGGCTCTATATGTCCTGCGTGCGCGGCTCCGACGCGCCCGATCTCGTCGTCGCCGACAACAACTTCTTCCGTCTCTACTGGGAATCGCTGCAGGCGATCCAGCGCATCACCTCGGCCGACAAGGGCATGGCCGGCTTCCAGTCGCTGCAATATATGGGCGCCGACGTGATCTTCGACGGCGGCTTCGGCGGCGGCGCGCCGCTCAATCAGATGTTCTTCCTGAACACCAAATACCTGTTCTACCGCCCGCACCGCGACCGCGACATGGCGCCGATCGGCGACGAGCGCATGAACACCAACCAGGATGCCTTCGTCCAGCTGATGGGCTTTGCCGGCAACCTCACCATGAACAATGCCTTCCTGCAGGGCGTGTTGTTCGCCTGATCGTCCACGAAAGGAATAAAGCAAATGTCGGTCGCAACAATCCAGTCCGATCGTCTTGGCGCGAACCCGTTCGTCGTCGAAGGCCCGATCGTTTCCGGCTCCGGTATTCCCGGGCCGAACTTCGCCCTCGGCGCGATTGCCGGCGGCGATCGTGAATCCGAATGGGTCTATTGCCAGCTGGTGCTGGCCGCGCAGACGACCCTTCAGCCCGGCCAGTGGTTCCAGTGGACCCGGGACTATGTCGCTTCGCTGCTGACCACGGCGGCGGCCGTCGTCGGCCAGCGCTGCGGCGTCTTTTCCGGTGCCGCCCAGCCGCCGACGCTGACCGGCGGTCCGGTCGGCGCCATCACGCTCGCCGCCGGCACCTATTACATCTGGCTGCAGCGCAACGGCCAGGCGCCGTCGCAGGTGGCAAGCGCAACGGCGGCCCTCGTCGTTGCCGAAACCACCGCTACCGCAGGCCAGGCGAGCGCCCCGGCCTCGGCCACCGCCACCACCAAGGCGATTGCCAACGTCAACTTTGCCGCCGCCAACCAGACGTTTACGGCCAACACCGTCAACGGCTCCAACCAGCTGGCGGGTATCGCCGGTCTGAGTGCCGGTTCCGGTCCGTTCATCGGTGCGGCGGTTTCCGGCACCGGCATTGCTGGCGGCACGACGATTGCGGGCATCACCTACAGCCCGAACGGCGTCGTTCAGAGCATCACGCTCTCGGCCAATGCGACGGCCAACGGCACGGGCATCACCGTCACCGCGACGGGCGTGCTCGAGGCGACGCTGATGCGGCCGTTTTTGTCGAAGGTGAACTAAGCCGTCGATCTTTCTATGTTCGGTGTGCCCCTCATCCGCCTGCCGGCACCTTCTCCCCGCGCGCGGGGAGAAGGGGGCAAGCTGTGAGCTCTCGGTTTCCACAGAGCTCTCGCAGGGCACGTCCCCTCTCCCCGCGAGCGGGGAGAGGGTTAGGGTGAGGGGCAGCCACCGGCACGACATCACAGCAGGCGCTTCGGCGCCCGCATCTCCCCGCCATCAACAGCGAGACCAGCACATGCCCGACAACACCGGAATCTATGCCTCCTTCAGCCTCGAGCCGGTCGAACAGACCTTTCTGACCGAGAAGGAAGGCCGGCCGATTTTTGCCGATAAGGAATTCGTCCGCATCTTCATCGCCGGCGACAAACACACCGAGGTCTATCGCGAGGTGACCGACAACGACAAACAGCGCTTTGCCGACGCCTATAAGCGGTTCAAGGAGGGAGCCGAGGCCCGCGAGCAGCTGACCGGCACGCCGCTGGCCCAATGGCCCTATCTGAAGCCCAGCCAGATCAAGGAGCTGGAGGCGGTCAATATCTATACCGTCGAGCAGCTCGCCGCCCTTTCCGACACCGCCAAGCAGAAGATCGGCATGGGCGCCAACGAGCTTACCGCCGCCGCCCGGGCCTATCTCGCCACCGCCGAAAACTCCAGCGCGGCTTCCGCCTTTGCCGCCGAAAACGAGCGGCTGAAGGACGAGGTCACCCGTCTGCAGGAGCAGATGAAGGAGATGGCCGCCCGCTTCGAGGCGCTGGAAAACGACGGCCAGGGCAGCAAGGCCCGCAGCCGCCCGGCCGCCTGAACAACTGCTTTGAACCGGAGAGCCCCCGCATGTCGCTCCTGACCATCATTCAGAACGTCTGCGCGGAAATCGATCTCGATCCGCCGACGGCCGTCATGTCTTCGGCGGATCCGCAGATCATGCAGCTGCGCATCCTCTCCACCCGCGCCGGCCGCGACCTGATGCGCCAGCATGACTGGTCGGCGCTGATGGTGCGGCGGCAGTTCGCAGCGACCGGTGCAAATCCGGAACCGGCCGAGCCGCCCGCCGACTGGAACCGCTTCGCCGCCAATGCCAAGATCTGGAATGCCGCGCGCCTCTGGCAGCTCAACGGCCCTGTGGACCCGCAGAGCTGGCAGCGCCAGACGATCCTCAACGCCAACCCGGTGCCGCAGATCTGGCGCATGGCCGGCGGAAGGCTCGACATCTACCCGAACGTCGCGGGCGAGACGATGGAATATGCCTATATCTCCGGCTTCTGGGTGGCGGTGAATGGCGGCGCGGCCACGGCGGGCAATTGGGCGGATGACAGCGATACCGCCCGTCTTCCCGAAGATCTCCTCGAACTCTCGCTGATCTGGCGCTGGAAGCGGGCCAAGGGCCTCGATTACGGCGAGGAGCTTGCCGGCTTCGAGCGGTCCAAGGAAGCGGCGATCGGCGCCGACCGCGCCGCCAGCCCCGTCGACCTGTCGCTGCCGGCGCGGGGGCAGGGGCCGGAGAACTATTGGCCCGGCACGATCACGGGGGCAAATCCATGACCCGCAGACCTGTTCCCGCAAACGGGCGCACCGGCCGCGTTTCGCCGAGCAAAGACTGGATCGCGCCGATCGGCGGCTGGCGAACCGATGTCGAGATGGCGGATATGCCAGCGGATGCGGCGTTTCAGCTCGACAATTTCTTTCCCGAGGCCAACCGCGTGCGCGCCCGCTATGGTTTTCTCGCCTTCTCCACCGGCCTCGGCGGCGATGTGCAGACGGTCATCCCCTATTCCGGCGTCAGCAACAGGCTGTTTGCCGCCGCCGGCGACAAGATCTTCGACGTCACGGTGGGGGGTGCTGCCGGCGCGCCCGTCGTCTCCGGCATGGCGAGCGCCCACTGGTCGGTGCAGCAATATACCAACCCGGCCGGCCAGGAATTCCTGCGTCTCGTCAATGGACTGGACACGCCGCTGCTCTTCAACGGCACCTCCTGGACCAATAATTTCCTGGTGGGCACGGCAGCGCTCGCCACCCAGAACGTCGCCGTCCGCAACACGCCCTATACGCTGAGCTTCTTCGGCACCGGCTCGGTCACGCTCTCCGGCGCTTTCTCAGGCACACTGAACGGCACCGGCGTCAACAACCGCGTCTCGCTTGCCTTCACGCCGGCGGCCGGCACGCTCGTCGTCACCGTGACGGGAACGGTCACCAATGCGCAGCTGGAAAAGGGCGCGGCCGCCACCCCCTACGTCGCCTCGACGATGATCACCGGTCTATCGGACTCGTCGCTGCTGATCGCGGTCACCGCCTATCGTTCACGCCTGTGGTTCATCGAGAAGAATTCGACCAACGTCTGGTATCTCGCCACCGACGCCGTCAGCGGCGCGGCGACGGTCCTGCCGGTCGGCGGCAACATGAAATATGGCGGCACGCTGGTAGCGATCAATGTCTGGACGATCCCGGTTTCGACGGGCCTACAGCAGTGCCTGGTGCTGATCTCCTCGGAAGGCGAGGTGATCGTCTTTCAGGGCTCCGATCCTTCGAGCGTTTCGAACTGGGGCCTGATCGGCACCTTCAAGCTCGGCCGGCCGCTCGGCAGTGACCGATGCCTGCTATCAGTCGGTGCCGATCTGGCGATCATGACGACCGATGGCATCGTGCCGATCACCAAGGCGGTGCAGCTCGACCGCGGCGCCACCAGCCTCGGGGCGATTACCGCGAGAATCGGCCCGACATGGCGCGAGACGGTGGCGGCAACCGGCACGACCTCGCAGGAATGGCAGCTTTCGAGCTTCCCCGCCAGGCAGATGGCGATCGTCAACCTGCCGTCCTCTTACGGCCCCTATCAATATGTGATGAACACCGAAACCGGCGCCTGGTGCCGCTTCGTCGGCATGCCCGCCTCCTGCTGGGCGAGCTGGCAGGACCGGCTGTTCTTCGGCGCCGGCGACGGCACGGTCTACGAGGCCGAGGTCGGCGCCAACGACAATGGGGTGGCGATCGACGCGCTGATGGTCGGCGCCTGGAGCCGCTATGGCGACGGGCTTTCGACCAAGCTTTCGAAGCTGATCGGGGTGACGGCGCAGATCGGCGTTTCTTCGCTGATGTATGGCGGGATCTCGGTGGATTACCAGACCAAGATTCCGACCGCGCTGCTGTCGTCGGTCGAAAACAATGCGGCGGCGAAATGGGGAACGGCGGTCTGGGGCGTGTCGAAATTCCCGGGCGTTTCGCTGGTGCGCAAATTCGCCTCCGCCGGCGGCGCGGGTTCGGCCTTGGCGCCGACGATCCGGGCGCTGATCTCCGGCTCCTCAGGCTCCGTCTCCGAAGCCGCCGTCGTCGGCGGCTCGGTGCTTTATGAAAAGGGCACGCCGATTTGATCGTCTCCGAACCGCGCGAGGAAATCGCCGCCTGGGTCGGCGGCCGGATCGGCGTTTCCTTCCACCCGCCTTACACCACGCTTGCCCATGTCGACCACGGCCGGATCACCGCCGGCTTCGTCTTCAACGTCTGGACCGCGCATGACGTCGAAGTCTCGCTTGCCGCCGACCGGCTGACGCGGACGCTGATGCGATCGGTCTTTCACTATGTCGTGCATCAGCTCGGCTGCCGGCGCGCAACCGCCAGGACACGGGCCGACAATGTCGACGCCCAGACGATGTTCTCAAGGCTCGGCGCTCGGCTGGAAGGCCGGCAGCAGGCCTATTTCGGCGACTGCGACGCGCTGCTTTACGCAATCATGAAGGAGGATTTCCCCTATGGTCTCCACGCCGAAGGCCCCGAAGGCGCCTGATCCGACACAGACCGCGGCGGCCCAGACGGCCACCAACGTCGACACCGCCATCGCCAATGCGGGCCTCAGCCACACCAACCAGTACACGCCGGATGGTTCGCTGGAATACAAGGTCAGCGGCTACCAGACGATGAAGGACCAGACCGGCAAGACCTACCAGCTGCCGGTCTATTCCGCCTATCAGACCTATTCGCCTCAGAACCAGGCGATCTACGACCAGACGCAGCAGACCCAGCTTGGCCTCGCCAGGCTCGCCAGCGACCAGACCGGCAAGATCTCCGGCATCCTTGGCACCAACGTCGATTTGAGCGCCGGCAATGTCGACAAATATGTCAACAATCACTGGCAGTCCGGCTTCAACAACCAGTGGGATCGCGATCAGGCGAGCCTTGATCAGAGCCTGGCCGACAAGGGCATCTCGATGGGCTCGGCGGCTTACGACAACGCCATGCGCGATTTCTCCACCCGCAAGCAGGCCGCCTCCGACCAGTATCTCGGCGACATGTATTCGAATGCCCAGAACGCCATCCTGACCGAGCGCAACCAGCCGATGAACGAGATTTCGGCGCTGATGTCGGGCTCGCAGGTCCACCAGCCGAACTACGTCAACACGCCGACGACGCAGCTGCCGAACGTCGACCAGGCCGGACTGATCAACGACAATTTCAACCAGAAAATGGGCCTCTACGACCGCCAGGTCGCCCAATCCAACGCCGCGATGGGCGGCCTTTTCGGGCTCGGCGGAACACTCCTTGGCGGCTGGGCGAAGTCCGACCGGCGGCTGAAGGAGGACATCAAACGCGTCGGCACGCTGGATAACGGCCTGCCTGTTTACGCCTACCGCTACAAGGACGGCGGCCCGATGCAACTCGGCCTGATGTCCGACGATGTACGCAAGACCCATCCGGACGCCGTGTTCGAACACGCGGACGGCTTCGACCGCGTCTTCTACGAAAGGGCAGTGGCATGATCCCAACCATCTTCGCCGGCAATACCGGCAGGACCCAGGGCGACATCGACGACAAGCGCAAGCAACTGGCCTACGCCATGCTGGAGCAGGGCATGGATGCGAGCCCGGTGCAATCGCCCTGGCAAGGGGCGGCGCGGCTGGCGCAGGCGCTGATGGGCGGGCTGGCGATCAGGCAGCAGGATCAGGAGCGGCAAGTTGGTGCGGCCAAGGGTCCCGTGGCGCCGCCGGGCGTGCCTGCCACTCCGCCGGCGAAGGCTCCCGGCTTCCTGTCGTCGCTGTTCGGCGGCCAGCGCAGTGTTCCATGACAATTCCGGAGTCCTTTGCTGTCAAGGGTCGCTAGCGCCCGCGATTTAGGCTCCACCTGCTGTTGTCGGGCCATTTTTGCCGAACGGACAGTGGCCATCCCTTCAAACCGAATTCCGATGAACAGCCTGCGAGTCCGGCCCTTCTGAAGACCATTGCCACCGCGAACGTCCCACCGAGGCGCACGCCGTAGCGATTCAATCCCTGCAAGGCTGAAGAAGCCGGCGTGCGGCTCAGGTTCGCTCCTGCATCCTAAGACTGAGGCAGACCTCCAAGCTGCTGCTCAGAAGCCTTGTCGAGCCCAATCACCATCCACAGGAGATCATAATGCCAGATAACAGAACACCGGTTGTACCACCGAGAAAAGTTGCCGAGCTTAGAAATGACCCTTATGCGGGGTACTCCGGCGAGCTCTCGATTGACAACGCAATGCGCGCCTTGGGCCGCGGCGTTGTCCTTGGCGGCCCCTACGCCGACGAGTTGGACGCTGGGACACATGCAGTGTTGGCGCCGTATATCGACCCGCTGCTGCCTGAAAGTTGGATTCCGGATCTGCCCGGCCGAACGTTAGGAGAGCGGTATGACAACGCACTCGCTAGGCAGCGCGGGGCCGATAGAGCATTCGATGAACAGCACCCCTATATCTCCGAAGGACTGCAGTGGCTCGGAAATAAGGTCTCTAGACGAGCTTTGGGAGTTCCGTCAGGGGGGCTGAGCGACATCGGGATCGCTGCTATTGAAGGTTTCGGGAACGGGGAAGGTGGTTTTGGGAACCGAGTGGAGCAGGCCTTTCGTGGCGCTGGCGAAGAGGCTTTGAAAGGACTCGGTATGGATGCTTTAAAAGGACGCGGTATGATGCAGGCAGAAGCCGGTACCGAAAGTGGTCGTAGAGCCGGCGCGAAGGCTGCTCTTACACGCGCGCTTCTTAGAGTCCGCAGTCGAAACGGCGGTGGTGGTGGCTGGTAA